CCAATGCTTTCTCTTCCAGATCTCTTGTTCTTTTCTCTGGCGTATCAACTCCTGCAATTCTAACTCTTTCTTTCTTGTATAAGTCAAACCCAAGATCAATGGTGACATCAATAGTATCCCCATCAACAACACGATTAATCTCCGTCACTCGAAAGTTGTAGCAGCTCTTCCTGCTCGGTGGTGTCATAACTCCCATAATCATCCTCCCATGATTCTATAGCTGTATTTATAGCATCATCGGGTTGTGTCTTATTTTGCTCTATTTGATATTGTTTTTGATATTCATTATAATAATGTAATGCTTCCCAAAGTACTTCATTGGGATCTTCTGCCTTTGCAGCAGCACACCATGCTACTGCAGCAACAATCATAGTGGCATAAATTTTAATCATTTTGTCATCCAGTCTAATACTTCATTTGGTAACTTACCAACTCTGGGGTCAGAGTCTTTGATTGTGTGGGGATCCATTTCTCCTTTTGGTAAGTAAGATAATTCACGCAATGACCTAACAGTGGGATCACTTGTAACATTAGTGGGCAGTCGTCCGAGAGCGACATTATCATAGTTAAGATTGTGTCTGTCAAATGTAGCAAGTTCATATTCTTCTGTCATTGATAGACAGTTAGTTGGACAATATTCTACACAATTACCACAGAATATGCAAGCACCAAAGTCAATAGAATAATTTCTTAATTCTTTTTTCTTTGTTTCTTTGTTCATCACCCAGTCAACGACTGGTAGATTGATAGGACATACTCTGACACATACTTCACATGCTATGCACTTGTCAAACTCGTAATGTATGCGACCACGATACCGTTCAGATGGTATGAGTTTCTCATAAGGATATTGAACCGTGACAGGTCTTCTCCCCATATGATCTAAGGTGACAGAAAAACCATCAAGCAAATACTTTGCTGCGTTTTTAATTTCTTTTAGATAATTAAGAACTCCTTTAATCATCTTTCATCTCATCGTAGGCATACTTTAGTATAGCATAGATTATGAACGATACACCAACAAGGAGTATCGCAACCATTATATTAACACTATGTACTGCCATTTGTCAATCTCGTTGTCTCCAATCATCAGAACGTTTATTCTGAAACCAATCTGCTATATCTTCTGCACCTTGAAATCCTCTTTTAGATTTACGTGGATCACCTATATCCAAATACTTAAGACAAGATCCGTCTTCATCTATTGCTAGTCTTCTTGCTTGACTCAACATACCTCTCGCTGATGTGTTTGCCTTTGATAATTTCTCTGCCCATATCATATCATCTATTCCTACTTCTGTTCCTGCTGCAATTGATTTGCAGATTCCTTCTAACCGAAGGCGGTATTGTGTAGATAACATTTACTAATATGTTTGATAAGTTTGTACTATCTATTAACCTAACAAATACCTTTTTATTGTGCGTTCTGATTTCAAAAGAAATCTACTGATTCTTGTAAGAATTGGCACATGTTTTGGTTCATGATATGGTAATATTTCTTTGAATCTATGTGTCATTGCCAATACTCATCTAATATATCAAAAGTTTTATTCAAATATTCATTTGCTCCAATACATTCCCACTTACCTTTCTCTCCGATCTCACACTTATAGTGTAATTCTCTTTTGAGTTTCATAAGTCTGTCTGTCATTGCCACCTTATCTAATCTACCATTCATACTAATCCTCCTTGATACAATACTCTGCAGCATTCTGATGATCCATGAGTTCTGGTAGATCTTCTCTTGCTTGCCTTATAGCATTATATGCATCCTCTGCGTATTCACATATTTCATGATGATGATTTTGGTTATCATGATAACCTACTGTGTAATGTGACATTTTAGCACCACAATTCTACTATACTAGCTATAATAGTATAGCACTAGAGTATGTAGTTTGGTATCAATTATTGCTTTTTGCTGATATTACTGGGTTGTTTACAACAACTCTCATCATGCTCTTTTTGTAGAGCATCTATAGCGTTCTTAATTGTAGTGATACGCTTTTTTGTTTGTTTTTGGGAGTTTTCCACTTCTGATTTTTGTTCCTGATGTCTCGCCTTCGCCCTTCGGATTTTTACCTGGATTGGATTTTCCTAG